CCCAGAGCCCCCGCCAATCTGGCGAAAGGCTCGTTTTCCTGCCCCTCGGACATGCCGCCAGCGAACTCCGACGCCGCACCAGCAGCGGTGCCGGAGATGACGCGACCAGCGATGGTCCGCCACGCGCCCGGGATCGACTGAACGCCACCCTCGATCGCCGCCGCAAGGACCTTCTCTCCGCGAGTTTCGGGCTCGTACGCGAGTTCTGGTCTGCCAGTCTTAATAGCGTAATGTTTAACGGCTTCTTTGACGCCTTTATACGTTGGCAATGACGTAGTGGGAGCCGCGTATTCGGGCTTAAACCATTCAGGAGCACCGGATGTGTCGCGCACCCAAGGAAGGGGGGCCTGACGAATCTCCTCCGCCCTTTGTGGGCTAATGACGTCGGTCTTTTCCCCGATACCCGCACCAACGTTCTTTAGGAAATTGGGGGCGTCTTTGGCCATAAACGTTTCAACGCTACCGGGTACCCCAAACAGGGCGGGAATGTTCTGCACGAGACCAGATTTTAGCGTCTTGCCATAACCGCCTGCAGTCTCCCCCCAAGTGCGGGGAGTAGGAGCCTTATCCTCTGGCGTCCTGAACACCAGAGGCAAATCACCTCCTTCACCAGCGGGGGCTACGTCCGCCTCGTAAGAGCGAATGTTAAGCGGGGCGTCTTCGTCTTCCATCACACCACCCCTTTATTGTGGAACGCCAAAGTAACGAAGAACGCCGTCGCCGTATTTCGTGGTAAGAGACGCTTTGGCTTTGGGGCCAAGCTTCTGGCCGTTCTCGGCGATGTATTCAAGAACGGTCATCTCCTTGCCGCTCACCTTACTCTTGGTGCCGGGGATGTCGTCCTTAAACATTCTCTCTATCATATCCCGCTCGCCCTTATAGAACGCTTCGGAATAAGTGTCGTCGAACGCACGGTTAGCAGCGGCGCTGGTGAATTTAACGAACGGCCTAAATTGGCCACGATCCCCCTCCGCAGCCTTCTGCCAATCAGCAAAGAACCGGTCTTTGTCAATCTGGCGTTGTGCAGTGGTGAGAAGCTGAGACATCTGCTTGGCCTGTCCACCGGGGGTGTTAACGATGTCCGGTATGCCCTGCGCCATATCGCGGAAAGCTTGCGCCGCCTTAAGCTGGGCCTCGTTCAGACGACCCGACTGCAGTTCGCTCACAAGCTTCTTAACTTTTTCTTGGCTAGCAAGAATTTCGGTGTTAATCACAGCGTCCGGCATACCCGCCATGGCGGCGAGGTTAGACAGGGTGGCCACGATCGGCTGCAAGAATTCCTGCGCTTTGCCGCTGGTCGCCAGACTCTGGTCCTTTGGCAACGACGCGTAAACCGTCGCCATCGGAATCAGCTGCTGCTGTTGGCTTCGAGCCGCAGTGGCTACCTTCTGCTGGGGATCAAAGTAGTCATTTTCCAGTGCTTTGGCACGAACGGTCTCCATCTCCCCCGCCATACCCTTGGCAGTAGAGGATGCCATCTCGCGATGGCGATTGTTAAGACCAATCGTCAAAGGTACGCCGGACTGGCTGAGCTTGGGCTCTGCTGGTGCAGCGCGGGGCGCAGGAGCGGCAGGCGGTGTTGCAGGGGGCACCGGGGTAGCTGGTGTTGCCTGACCCTCCTCCTTGGGCCTCCCCGGGGCGGGGGGAGTGGTGGTGCTAGCCGCAGGTGGTGCACCCGCCGCCGGGGGAGCGGGAGGAACGACGCCAGCCGGGGGCAGAGGCGTGAGGGGAGCCTCTGGGGCGCCAGACTTGCCTCTGGTCTCGGTGGTTCCTTCCTTTTTCTGGTTCTTCTGGTAAGTGTCCATCTGCTGGATGACCGGCGCAATGCGGGGGTCCACAGGGGGCTTGTTTTCGACGGATAGATATTCACCGAACGGCATCCAGTCGTAACCACCGCCGGGCAGGAGATACCTAACGTGCAAGATGCCATTGATGGACTTGAAGCTGCCATCAACGATCTTGGCCATCGTCTCTTCAGCGCGAGCCTGCTTCTCGGCGATTTCTGCTTGCTGGCCTTGCTGGGCGGTGTAAGCCGCTGCACCACCGACCAAACCTTCGCCTAGAGCGCCGCCAAACGAAGGATTCTTGGACGCCAGCATTGAGCCCACGCCCGCAATGAGCGGGATCCAGAAGTTCTCGCTCTTGAACGCATCGGAGGTATCCTTCGACATCACCTTATCCGCCATATAGCGCCAAGGGGAAGAAATGGGATCTTCGTAGTTACGTTCCGGACCACCTAATCCCGGCTTCATTCCAGAACGAGGAGGAACGACGCCGGTCCCTTCGCGAGGACCCTCGGTCTTCGCCGCCATCGCCATGGTGTCTTTCGGCCCCTCGGTGATGACCTTGGGCAGACCACCACGAGGCTGCTCGGTGGACGTGTACGACAGTGCCTGCGTCTGTGGACGAACGCCCGTGGCGTCGAAGCGAGCGGGGCTTACACCGCCCTCGTCAACAGCACCGGGTTGCGGGACACCCCGCTCAACGTCGCGACGAAGTTCGGCGACACGATTGTTCCACGCCCTTTCATAGCGTCCGTATTTTGCAGGGTTTCTTTCAATGAGGCTGTTTTGGAACTGCTCGCGAAGATCCAAGAATTTTGATGGATCACCGTTGGCGGCCATCATGATCTTCTTGGCGCGACCGGGACCCGCAATCACAGCAGTGTCGAAGGCAACATGCGCCAATTCGGGAGGCAGACTGTCGCCACCGATCGCATCCCAATAACGACTCTTGTAGATGTCCGTCGCTTTTTGGGGAGTAAGAGTGCCAAAGTCGACATCCGGGTTAGCTGCTTTGTTGATGCCGTAGAGCGACGGGGTGCCGTTGGTGTCGCGGGGATTGAGGCCACCCTCGAACTTGAGGGTTTTGCCCACCGAGAATTCAAAGTTACCCTTCTTTTCTTCGGTTGGCTTCAAGCCCTCTGCAGCGACACGAGGACGCTCTTCGTCCATGGAGCGGTCAACGACGTCCGTGAGGTCGTTTAATTTCAGACCTTCGGGCTGTTCGGGAACCGCCATGTTGCGGTCGTCTAGCCCGGGGCCACCAAGAGCCTTGTGGCTACGAGGAACGACGCCACCTTCGTTAAAGGGAAGAAAACTACCTAAAGTGCTACCCACCATTGAACCAACTGGACCAAAGGTGGATCCAATCACCGACCCAGCTATTTTTCCAACTCCTGACTTGCTACCACCACCACTATCACCCGGAGGCTTGTCGGGTCTAGCAAGTTCGTTTTTCTGCTTCTCGTCCGGGATGTTGATGCCGGGGCCTTCGGATTTGTAAATGCCTTCCGGGGCGTCATTGTCCTCGTCGCTAGTAGCCCCGCCACCAAGCTTGTTGATGCGACCGCCGGTAGCCACAATGTCCCGAATGATTTCGTCGCCATCACCAATGTCGATTTTACCACCGAAATCGCCAGAGTCTGCTGTGCGATCCAGAGACGCCATTTGCGGGTCTTTCGCCGCCTCTTGCACTTGAGCCAAGGGTTTGCCGCCAGTGTCGGACCCCGTGGGTCCTTGCTCTGGTTGGCCCAACCCGCGCAACCTCTCGCCAATGCTAGGAATACGCTCGCCCTTTTCGTTCTGACCACCCATAATGTATGGTGCAGCCGACTTTGCAGCGGATCCTAATTTGGCGAACTTCTCTCCGGTGCTTACCGCCTGATCGAAACCAGACGCCCGTTGCTGAGGAGGAGACCCCGCCGTGGCAAGCTTGCCGACTGGAAGAGTAGCGGCAGGTACACGCGCACCAACCCCGCCCGGTGCGCCTTGAGCGCCACGAGGAGTGCCGACCTGCCCATAAAGGCCCGAATACATGCCCTGCTGGTTAGCGAGGAGTTGCTTGATGTAGTCTTGGTCGAATGCGGCGCTACCGCCCAAAGCGAACCCTAGACCAGCGCGCTCGGGGTAAACGGCACCACCTTCGGAAGCCATGCCACCGTAAGCAAGCTTGCTACGATCAGCAGCGTCGTCCGTCGCCGCGCCGTAGTCCACGGTCTTGTACCCGCCCGCAACACCCACCGCCTCGGGGTGCTTCTTTTCAACTTCCTGCGCAAGTAGGCCGATCTGGGTGCGGCCATCCCCCATGTCGTAGCGGTAAATGTCTTGGCCGTCGTCGAGCTTGCCGACCTTCTCTTTATTATGCTTAAGGTTCTCGTCTGAAAAGAACCCACTAGGCTGCTGGGTCGATGTGGTGGACCCGGACAACGCACCAGTACCCATGGCGATGTTCGCAAGGAACTGCGCCACTTGAAATGGATACCCCTGTTGCTGCAGGAACTGGTTATAGAGGGCCTGCTTGCCAGCCTGCTCCGTCTGCTGTTGAATTGTACCGGCCCCAAGCTGGGCCTGAGCGCCCGACAGCGCCGCCTGCTGAGCACCAGCGCCCAGACCAGCAATTTGCTGCCCCGCCGCCATCTGGCGGGCGAGATCCGAGGCAATGACGCCCTGCTGACCTTGAGCCGTCTGGACGGCCTGCTGATACCCCTGCTGGTACAGCGGTGCAATGGCTTGGGACGCCGCGAGGCCCTGCTGGCCCATCAATGCAGCGCGCTGAAGACCAGCACGGTCGCCGCCGAATGCGCCCGCCTTGATAGCCTCCGCCTGCTGCTGGGACTGCTGCTGGCCAAACTGCTGACCCAAAGCGCCCAATGTAGAACCAACAACCGCCTGCGTGTACGGGTTCTGGTACTGCTGAATCTGGCCTGCAGTGAGAGGACCGACGTTCTGCGCACCACCCAGAGTGAGGCCAGTGGCTGCACCGTAGAAGGGCTGAGCAAGGTTTGCGGCAGCATTAGTACCCGAAACACCGGCCTGTTGAGTGGCGGTAAGTGGGGCGACAAAAGCTTCGGGCGTAGTGCCGTACTGCTTAAACGGGGTATCAGCCAGACCTTCCGCACGGGCGTTAACGGCGTTATAACGCGCCATGACCTCCGGAGGGATACTAACTGTCTGAGTAGTAGTTCCACCTTTGCCGCCGCCACCACCCATATCAGTGCTCCGTTGGCGATTCGTGGCCAGTCTTCACGCCGTACAGAAAGTAGGCCCCTGCGGGTTCCCCAAACTGCCGTTCGTAAAGCCTAACCTTCGCTTTAGTTCTAGTGTTCGAGAGAACACCAATGAGAAGAGGTACGCCCAATTTGTCTGCAGCCTCTTTGCAAAATTCAACAAGTCTACGAGCGTGGCCTACTGATTGGCTGGAACGACCGCCCCCCACCTTGCGAAAGTCGGGGTCCACGAATACAGCCTTTTCTTCCAACAACCATGAGTCACTATACCACATCTGAGACACTCGGAGAAGGACTGCCCCTTCAATCTTTTCGCCGGGTTCTCCAATGACCCCGCACAACCCTTGCCAAAGGTAAAGAGCCGGGCGAATCATTCCACGCATCTTGTCTTCATTAATATCCATCACGCCATTTTCATTCCAAGCCCTCAAGGCCAAGTCTAATAGTGCGTCTTCGTCTTCCGGTGTAGCTAATCGAACGTTATGACCACTTCCCATGATCAGTCCTTTTTGGGTCCGGGCAAGGTTTGGAGCGTCTTAATAGTCTTGTCCCTCATTTTCAAGACAAAAGCATCTAGGACCCTGTGCCCATGATCAAGGTCCCCACCCCCTACATTCCCCACCTCTTCTGGGGAAACTACGTATTCTCCACCCGCCGCCACTATGGGAACTAGATCGTCGCCGTCCGTAGCTCCGCCATCCGCCTTGGGCATCGTCGCGCCATAGGGAGACATGGACTGGCCATAAGCGCCGCCCTCGGCGTACGGCGTTCCTGAGAAAATCGTCTTGGCGGACTTAAAACCCGCCATAGTGTTGCCCTCGCCCATCGCAGAAATAATGTCCGCCGGGATGACGTAGGATCCCGACTTCACGTGCATAGGAAGATGGTCAGTTCGGCCCGCCACCGGAGAATGGATTGGTCCCACATGGGGCATTGTTGGGCCATTGGTGGTCGTAGTGGTGGTAGTACCACCGAACGCCCTCTGTTTGCGGGCCACGTTCAACGCTATCGCCACCGCTTGCTTTTGCGGACGACCCGAATGTACAAGCTCGCTAATATTGGAGCTAACTGTCTTTTGCGAGGAACCTTTGGCGAGCGGCATGGCTTACCCCGGAGAATATGTGACGTTGACGGACTGCCCTGTACCGGGCGTGACCACCAAGCCCGTCGAGAAGACTTGGCCCAACTTGATGACGCCGACTGTGGCCGGGATCGCGCAGAGCGCATTGGCCGCCGCAACTGTGCTGACCGCTCCGGTGTTGCTGATAGTTCCGGCGGTTGTCCCAGCCACGACAACTGAAAAGTTCACAAGGTATCCCTTGCCAACGTAGATCACGGTTGCAGCCGTGATCGTGGCAGATGTCTGCGTTCCAAGGCTTCGAATGGTTGTCTGAGAGAGCCCATTGATGGCGACGACGCCGTTCTTCTGAGTAGTAAGGATGTCTGATAGACTAGCCGTCATTAGAAGCGCCCATCTGGTTGAAGTCTATATCGGAAGTTACCAAGTCTCCACCAAGATCCAATGTCGTTACTCTCGATTCTTATGGAGACGAGGCGTCCACGGAACCTCGGCGTAACATAAGTGGTGGCCTGGGTCAGCGTATACGGGCCATACACCAATGGCGTTTGGCTCGGGTAGTCAGTAACGTAAAAGGTAAGAAGGACGTTAGCGTCCTGCACACCACCATAATAACCCCACTTCATGTCAGGCCAAACTTGGTCGATGAACATCTTCACATCAGCTTCAGTAAGCACGAAATAACCCGTCTGAAAATACGAGTCCATTGGCTGTCCGTCAGCATCCGGCGAAGTTTCATGTTGGTAAATGTATTGGTTCATCGCCGCCCCTATAGGCGCACCAAGAACAGACTCGTTGATCCATGCGGTTCTCGCGACATAAGAGTTTGCGGCAGAGTCAAAGCCGTAATCCCATTGATCAAGAATATAATTATACTTTACATACCCTTCGTTTTCGCCGCCATTTCCATAAGTGGGAAAATACCAAGACACCTCACCGAAACGAGAATTAGCAGCAACTCTAATACGATCAAGATTCGTAGTATCTAGATCTTGAAACACCACATCCCAAATAGGGCAACGAATGGGTTCGACACCGCCGCCAGAAAGTCTAAAGAACTGGCTCTGACCCATCCAATAAACAACGCCGTTAACAGAGGTGGCCGCTTTTCTGCCAATCAAACCACAACCAGTACCTAGTTCGTTGAACTGGTAAACATAAGGAGGACCAACGTACTGCATGGCCCAAATACCAAGGTCTGTCCAAAGTAAGCCTTGTTGCCCGGCTTGAATGCCTTGAACGATGCGAGAACCTTTGGGTATGCGGTAAGAACCCGCCTGATTAGTAATTAGCGCAATCCATTGATTATAATTTTCGACGTCACACCAACGAATTAAGAGTGGATCCTTGATGCCGTTAAACGTCGATCCCCACGCCACAATTTGTCGTTGTGGCATCGCAACGAACACGCCATCATTAACGGTGGGTGCTTCAAGAATCACTTCGGCGGTAGGCTGGCCCGCATTGGGCAACCAATTATATATTGGCCCGTTTAACGGACAAGCAATGAACACTTGGCCCCAATTATCTAACGTCCAGTCAGTAGTAGTTATTGGCGTTCCCGACACCAAAATGGGCGGGATGCCGGATCCATACGCGCCTATACCGTAAGGACCAACTCCATACCCCGATCCAGCTGGTAGTGGGCCTATACCTTTCTGGTAAACGTAGTGAGCTTGACCGCCATTCTCGTAACCGGTCGTCGTAGAAGTAGCGGACGTTGTAGCGCCAATTACGAACACATTTGAAGAAGTAACGCTCTTAACAACGTAATTACCATAAAAGACAACACCACCTACTGTGGTTTCGGTTAGCACAGGGAAAGTGTCACCCTCCACATAACCATGATCATTTAACGTTACCGAGACGTTTGCCGAACCGTTAGTGGTAGCAAATTGAGCAACAGCACCACCATTTACAACGTTGGCGGTGGCTAAAGCCGGGTTGCCAAGAGCATCTTTGGCATAAATGGTGTAAGTGTTGGCTGCTCCACCCGAATTATAACACTGGTACTGACCGAACAAAACCAGACCGCCAACGCTTATCTGAGTCTGGATGTCAACAACGTCGTAATCGCTAGCGTATCTACCAGTGTCCGTTATCACCACTGCACTACTACCCGAAGTAGTAGTGACGCTCACGGCGACGTTTACAGTGGTTGTTTGTGGTGTTATGCCATTAGAACCACCTGAAACTATGACTTGCAGGGAACTCTCAGCACCGACTCCGAGATACGAATTAGAATTAGTGTCTTCCCATGCCCAAAGGCACCTTACCGTGGATCCAACCGTATTAGGGTAAAACTTAGTCCACCCACCGATCTTTTGAACCAACCCACCCAACGTTCTGTCGGGAATAAACCTAACTAGTTGGCTTTGCGAGATGGCCACTTCGTTAAGAGCAGGCGTTTTATTAACGTCCACCCCAGGAATGAGTTTAAGTGACTGATGGGGCATTTATTACCCCCTCGAAGGAGTAGCGACTGTGGCGGGGCTCTGCGACGACCAACCGGCGGCGTCGAATTTCTTGCGGGCCTCCTCGACCACGGCGCTCTTGAGGAGGGCCTGATATTGGCTCTCGTAGGACACCGCCATCTGGGGGTCATCGTTGGCACGACCGAAATTACGCTGATACGCGGAAACGTATATCATGGACGCCATGATGAACAAATCCGGCAAGTAAAGGCTGATGAAAGTCGTTAGGTTCGTGGCCGACAGACTGTTAGGACGATAGGTGCCCACGACTTCAACCGGATAGGCCTGATCTGGCACCGGGCCAACGAAGAAAAGTGTCTCGTTGAAAGGCACGAAGTACTGGGGCTGGCCGCGATTGGCGGTGAAAGATGACCCGTAGACGGCGTCAAGGAACTCCTTCGTTGTAGGAAGGAGGGGGATGCGGGCGCACAAATCTGGGTCATTGGTGGTGGACGCGTTGCTGCTTCCGTCAATTGTCCCGGCGGTGGTCATGCCCCCAGTGGTTGTTCTGGCGTATGAAACAGACCCAGCCGATGAGCTGGTTACGGTGTAAGTCCCATTGTACCCGACGGGAACCATCCCAGCCACAATGATAGTCTGCCCGGCAGAGAACGCATAGGTGCCGGAGTATGTAAGAGTGGCCGTAGTCCCATTGCCAGAGGCCGCTGTAACATTCAGAGTTGGCGGCCCGGTCAAAAGATTAATTTGCTCGCTAACGACAAATGTTCCTGTTGCCGCATCGCTGTTTGCCGACAGGTTTATATTGAACGAAAGATTCCTGTTACCAGCCGTCAGAACAAAAGTTGTCCCGTGCAGGGATGTTGAAGTGAACATAAAATCGATGTCGCGGTACATGCGATTTTCAGCATAAGTTATCATCTGGGGCAAGATGATCTGAAAAGCGGGGTCTGTTTCCGCAACAACCGCCATCGTCGCGATCTGAGTCACGTAGCTGGTCGTACCAGATACAGTTCCGTCATAGCTAAGGCCGGTCGTCATTTGGAAACTCCATCACGCTTCCATTATAACACTTCAGGACGCTTCACGCCATGTCTGTGGCTTTGTCCTTGACGTCCGCCACCCGGATGGACCAGCCTTTTCCAAAAGTCTCGAAATTAGAGAGGCGCTTAAGGAAGTCAAGGCGCATATCGCAGAGAGCATCGATAGTCTGTTCGGGATCGCATGCCTTAATAGCTTCGAGGGACTTGGGACCAATTACACCATCCACTGCAACCCCGGCGATTTCCTGCAGGAATTTAGCCGCCTTGCCGGTGCCGGAATTTACCGCCAAATCGTAGGCAGCATAATCTACGCCGGAAGGAAGCTGATCACCCTTAATCTTGTCCCAATACATGGATTTGTAGAAGGGTTTAACAGCGTCGGGCGTCAAAGCGCGCATTTCGGCTTCGGTGACGTCGCGGTTAAGGAAGATTTCCCAGTTGCGCTTAGTGACGCCAAGATTGGTCATGCCGCCCGGATCTTTCGGGTGGTTAACGTACCCACCTTCGTGTTTCAAAACAGCGGCGAAGCTCTTTTCCCAATTCTCTTTCATTTCACTTGTCCTTTGCAGCAAGTAGGTCGTTCTTGGCTTTGGAGCCAGCAGACGACCCATAGTAGAACTGAACGACGCCCGTCCACGAAGTGCTAAGCGACCCCAGCATCATTAGGAGGACTTCGGTTCCCGTCTGCGGGATGCCGAACACCATAATCCAAATCAGAGCCCCGAAGAACCCGAAGGTGATGAAGAAGGCTAGAGCCTTCGGCGTCCAGTCCTTCGTCTCCCGCTGCATCTGCCGAGCGCTGTCGCGGTCACCAGCGGCAATGCGCTCAAGGTCGATGTCGAGAGACTTCATCTGCACCTTGAAGTCTGCATCGATTTTCTTGATGGCGGCAAGCTGGTCAGGCGTAGCGGACGCCATAGCCTCGGAGATCTGCTCCTCTGTGCCTTCCTCATGCCCAAAGAGGGCGTTGGACAAAGTTTTGACGGCAACGCCAGCCAGCGGCCCACCAAGAGCCGTAGCGATGGTGGGGGCTACCTGACCAAGCAGGGGGCCAAATTGTTTCAGCAAGTCCATTTATTTCCCTTTCTCAAGCAAGGTGATGCGCTTGTCGAGCGCCGCGACCATCTGCGCTGTGTCGAACCGAATGGCCGCTCTGGCAGCAGCGGCGTCCGCAACCATATCCATACGGCTCTTCTCAATAGCTGCCATTGAACGTTCGCGATCGAGCGTCATTGCAGCGCGGGCGAGCGCGGATTCCTTTTCCACCTTACCAATCTGATCGCTCAGGTGTTCACGAATCTGCGCCATATCGATGGTGGTGCCCTGCGGCGGGATCGCCTTGTTATCGGCGTTGACGACCACAGCAATCTTGGCCTTCAACTGAATGATCTCGTTGTTGGCGGTGGAAAGCGAGCCCATTAGATAGACAACGCAAGAGAACAAGATTGGAATACCCGCAAAGACGATCTTTTCAACTAGTGCACCCTTGCTGGCGCTAGCGGCCATCTCAAGAGCGATCTTCTCCTGCTTCTCTTCCGTTGTGCTCATTTGTCAGCCTTTCCGTCCAGCTTGTCGTAGATGCGTTTGAACATGTCCTCGATATGGTCCATTCGTTTGTCCAAGTCAGTTTTGAGGATATATGATTTTGGCAGGTCGGCTTCAATGCGATGAATGTCGTCCTTTAATCTTTGCACGGCTTCCCAAAGTTGTCGGGCGAACCAGCCAGCAACCCCCAACGCACTCGCAAAAAGCACATTGATCGTTGACTGGTCCATGACGTCTAACCTTTTATTCTGCTTGCACGGGTTCATCTGCGGGCGGAGGGGCCAATTGGGCCTCGGCCTGCGCCTTGATGGTCATAATGATGTCGGCGACATCCTTGAAAGGAAGATCGCCAAGGGCCTTCATCACCATGTTCCAATTAGCTACGGTCATGGCGATCTTTACGCTTGTCTGATCCATTTATACCCCCGGAACATTAAAAGTAGCGCCACTGATCGGCGTATCGCCAGATATTGAAATAGCACTCACGTTGCCGTCCGCATAGTGCTGGATCTGAGAAGTCAGCGCCGCAAGCTGCGCCTGCAACTCCTCCAGCGTCGGCTTGGCGGGCGCAGGCTCAGGCGGCAGAGATGCGGCATAAGCCAGCGCAGCAGCCTCTTCCTCTGGCGTGTACTGGATGACCATCACTTCACCCGTCTCGACGTTGACCTCTATGCGTTCCATATGAGCCTCCTATTCGTAGAGAATGTTGACGCTGCCTGCGTCGAAGGTGTCGGTGCCGTTCACCGTGGTGAGACGAACTCTGTCGAGAGTGCCACCAAGAGTAAGGTTGCCACCGCCCTGCCAAGAACCAGCAACTTCTGAATACCCACCGCAGCCAGAAGCGACCCAAATGTTCCCAGATATGTTTATAAGGGTGTAAACCCCGCTTCTAATATTACCAGAAGAAATGCCGGGAACTTGAAACCCAGTTGTTTGAGTTACTGCCCCGCCCGTAGCTGTAATGTTTACTGTATAGACAGCACCTCCTGAATATCCAGTGGCTACAATTGAGCCAGAGCCAATCCTTAACTCAATTATGCTGGTTCCGGTTGTGCTGACGCCATTAAGCACCAATGTTATGCGTTTCACCCAACTTGGGATGCTTGTGAAATCAATGCTCGTACCGCTGGTAGAAGCAACCGCAGTCCCACGCACAATCTTTGCTGTCGATGACCACACAGACCCGTCCGCAGTGAACAGCACGTTGCCCGCAGTTGTAGGCGACACGCTTGCGCCAAGCCCACCGTAGCCTCCAGCGAGAATGCCAGAGCTACTAGCACCCTGCGCCATGACTGATATGTTGCGAGAGATGGTCATGGGTTATCCCTCATTCGTACAAGATGTTGACGGTTCCAGCAGTAAACGTGTCGGTTCCGTTTACTGTGGTTAGACGGACTCTATCAAGAGCGCCAGATAAAGCGGGGCTGTTGCCAGCAGACTGCCACCCGACGCTGGAGACACTCGTATAAGCTGCAAGTCCAGTGGAGATCCAAGCATTTGACCCAATTGAAAATATTTGGGTTGCGCCAGACAACGTCTGTGCAGCTACACTACGATTAAAAAGAACGAACCCTGACGTTATAACGCCAGTGTTTGATGTTGGGAATGAAGCTTGAGACGCATAACCAGTTGTAGTAACGGACCCCGAACCAATTTGGATTTGCAAATTTGATGTGCCGCTGGTAGCAACTCCGTTTGTTAAAACAGTAATGCGCTTCACCCAAGATGGGATATTCAGAAAAGAAACGCCGACAACAGTGATGGTGCCGCTCACAGTGCCTGTCGATGCCGGGCTGATGGTGTATGTTCCAGCGCCGCCTGTTCCCGTGCCAAAAGCCGTTATGGTAGTGCCAGCCGCAATTCCGGTTCCAGCGATCACTTGCCCAACCTGAATTGTGCCGGTGACAATTGATGCGGTTAGAGTTGTGCTGACGCCGACTGTAAGACCAGTGAACGATGTGGTCGCGGTCGAGATTGATGTTCCCTGCACAATCTTCTGTGTCGATGACCAGTTCGTCCCATCAGTCGAGAATATCGTATTGCCCGCAGTCGTTGGCGACAATGACGCGCCAGTGCCGCCATAGGTTCCGCCAAGGATGCCCGCCGTGCTGGCCCCCTGAGCTAGAGTGGATAGGTTACGAGCGTTCGCCATTAGTTGCCCCTCACGGTATTTCTGCCGACGCTGTCCAGTGGATTTGGCAAAAAGCATTTATGGGGGTAATTGACGATGTTGGATATATGGCGAAGCTGTACGTTCCGGCTCTCGGTGAAATTGTTACTGCAAAATTTACGGCTGTGTCAGCATTGTAGCCGTTTCCAGATGCGCCAGTGCCGGGGGAATAGACTGTTGACGAAGGAACCGCTCTCATTGCGACAGGAAGCACAATTGGAACTATTGGCCTATTGCCAGAGGTTGTTGGAGAGAAAAACTCTAATGATCCGATACTTGTAGCGGTGCCGGGGCCGCTATTAATAAGGTACGATTTTGAATAATATCTTTGACATTGCGACAGTTGTGATGGGAAAAGAGAACGCTCAAACGGAGTCGCAATCGACCCCTCTTCAAACTGCACATCGTCAATCTGCCAAGTGCCGCTCGTCTGCGCGCCAACGGTGAACAGGATTTCGATGCCGGTGGTGGCCGCCGCAGGGACGGAGATGTTGGTCGAGTAGCGGGTCAGGGTGCTGTTGACGGTGAACGTGCCAGTGGCTATCTGCGTCTTGGTGGGGGTGCCGATAGTGCCGAAGGTGTCGTTGGTGTTTGCGTAATAGGCGGTCCAAGTCACCGTTGTCAGCAAAGAGTTGGCGATGCTGACCGACAGGGTGCATGTTTTGCCAGACAGGTCATAGGAGTTCAGAGACTCAATGCGCTGACCGATGCCAATAGCTGTTACGGACGCAGCGCCAGCGACTTGGAGAATGCTCCTGTTGCTGCCAGTGCCAGCCACTTGCGCCGCAACGACGTTCGCGCCCGTGCTGTAGACGAACCAGCGGTCTACAATTGGATAGCCTGTGGAGATGGTCGGGACAGTTGTGCCAGCCGTTACGGTGACAGATGTGTAGGTGATTTGCCCGGCGACCGTCTGCGAGCCGGTTGTGGTGCTGGCAAAGGACACCGATCCAGCGGACGAAGCTGTGACAGTATAGGTGCCGTTGTAGCCGGTTGGCGTCACGCCAGTGATGATGACGGTTGCACCAACGGCGACGGTGACACCACCGGAGAAGGTGACCGTAGCCACAGAGCCCGTTCCAGATGTGGCAGTTGTCGCTACCGCCGCAGGCAGTCTCTGGGCAACATACATGTTCCCGTTGATCAGGCGATTCCGCAAGAACGATGACGCCATTGACAGATTGCCGCCAATGGTCAGATTTTGGTTGGCGTCAACGGATGATGAAGCAACGCCCTGAATGCTCGATGATCCCGTCCAAGAAGTTAGCTGCCCGCTGGTTGGAGCGCCAGAAATTGTGACGCTACCAGTGAAGCCACTAATATTCAGTGCAATGAGATCGACAGTGTCGCCCGCCGCAGTGCCGGTGTTAAGGACAACTGCGTTGCCCGATGATGCCGTGTAGTCACTTGTATCAAGCAAGACGCCGTTGAGGTAGACCTGAATAAAGCCGGGCGTGTAAGACGCTGTGAAGGTTGTCTGGCTTGCTGTGCCGGTGTAAGTGGTGCGGGTATAGCCGCCGCTCGTAAACGTGCCAATGTTGAGCGCGATCACGTCCACCAGATCACCAGCAGTCGCCGCCGATGCCAAGACAATGACTGTGCCGGATGTAGCTGCGTAGTCAGAGCTGTTGAGCAAGATGCCGTTTAAATAGACCTGAACGTAGCCAACTGTGTAAGAGGCTGTGAAGACAGTTTGGCCCGCAGTCGCAGTGAAGGTTGTGCGAGTGTAGGTGCCGCCACCGCCGCCGCCAGTCTGCGCTACCCATGTCGTCCCACCCAGGCCGTCTGTGCCAAGAACATAACCCGCAGTTCCGGGGGTCGTTGGCATGGTGAATGACCATGTACCAGCAGTCGCAGCCCCGGTCAGGGTAACAACACCAGAAGTGGACCCGACCAGTTGAGTGGATGGGGCTTGGATGCCAGTTGTGCCGTCAAGCGATATTGCCATCAGGTGGCCTCTGCGGGTGCGATGACGATCTTCGCTTCACCGACTAGGAACATGATGTTCTGGTAGTCGGTGTTGGCGGGATCGAGCGGGACGAACCAAAGGACGCCATCAATCTCGCAGCTAATGCTTGTATTGACACCATCGACTGCCAGATATTGAGCGTTAGAATACATGATCACAGCTCCGCAGAGATTTGCATGGTGCCTAATGTGTCAATCCAGCCAAAAGAGTAAGAGGCATAAAGCGCTGTGGACGAAACGCTACAACCAGTCGCTGTTGTGTTAAACCGGGTATCCACAGTGATACTGGAAGTTGCTACTCCCGGCGAAGAAATCCACCGGCCAGACCCGTTCCCTGTCCATGTGACGGATGGGACGGCGCGTTTTGGCACGACAAAAGCTTGATACATATTTATATAATCATTGTTACTGAAAACGACAGCAATGCGAAACGTATTCTGTTGCCAGTCCTGAGTTTCATAATACCTCTGACACTGCGCCAACTGATCGCTGTAGATTTGCATCTCGTAGGGGGTCGCTTTGGTGCCGACTTCTAGCTGGACGCCAGTGAGGTAGAAGGTTGCGCCGCTAGTACCGACAACACTGGTTGAACCAGTAGCAGAAAACTTATTCCCAGTCCCCCATGCTCCCGCAGTAGCACTATAAGTGGAACCTATGCCAAGACCGAATGTGAGATAAATACCAACGCCGTTAGTCGTCAGCCACGTTCCTGTGGTATCTCCGGCAATTGTAATTGAAACAGGCGTCCAAGTATTCGCGGACGCAATTGTGTATGTAAAAATATAATATCTATCGGTAGCAGAATTTCTTACTGATCCTGAAAAAGTCCCAGTAAGGCTTGAATAAACTTGAAACGACATAGTGACAGTTTTTGCGTTTGCTGTTCCCCAAGCTAAATCAGCAACATTCATCCCTTCAATAGGTTGTTGTATCGCGAAAACGTCTGCTGCCCCAACAGTATACGCCGACTGAGATGTCACAGATAGCGATTTGGTAAACCCAACAGGATATACGGCAGCAGATTGCTGCGCATCTAACTTTCCGGCTACGCTCTGAGCAACAAACCACCGATCAACGGTGTAGCCATTAATGCTAGTGCCAGTCGCGGCCCCACCATACCGCTGATCAATGAGCATGTTCCCATTGATGATGCGGTTGCGCTTGAAGCTGGAAGCCATTGCGACGGTGCCGCCAGCAGTCGTGTTGGCGCTGGTGTCGAACGTCAAGTTCGCTGTGGCGGAAGCGCCATCCTGAAGTGTGGTGACCTTGAGTGTGCCGGACATTATTTGGTCTCCAACGCAGCCTTGATTGCTTCAGGAGTAGCGGATGCGTCAATAGCTGCCTGCATTATCGCATACTTAGAGCGAATTGCAGCACGGGCAGTTTCGGCATCTACGATGCTCTGCCCAGGTATCTGTGCAGCTACGATCTTGTCGTATGGCGCAAACTCTTCAGCGCGCACAAAGCGGCGAATTTCGTGTGCGATTGCCTTGGCCTTATCTACATTGACCACAACCATTATGCGATCTCCTTAGAAACTTGCTCTGCAAACCAAGCATCTGCACCAATGCCAACGCCATGCGGGCTAGAAAAGTCCGCTTCCCATGCGTTGAAGAACATATGATCTGACGGGATCTGGTTAGGACCAACAATCAGATACGGGATGCCAGCCGGAACATCTTTGCGGGCCACCTCCTCAATGGGAAGCTCACCAGTCGGCGTGACAAGGCAGATGCCTCCGTTGCTGTTGGGGTAAATTATGTGATTGCTCATGTCGTTCCCCTTTAGCGGAATACAGCGGCGCAGAAAACAATGGAATCTGTCGGCGCAAATGACCCATTAAGAGAATAACACCTTAACTGAGTTGTGCTGCGAAGAACGGTATCGTGCTGTTCCATATAAATTCGCGAACTAGCAGATGTTTGGGAGCCACCGCCAAGTGTTGCGCTGTAGCTTGCGTCAGGTAATGCCGATGTAAAATTAAGCGTATAATCGCCAGTCGCGTTCTTTGTAACGCTACTGATATTGCCATTAGCGCGAATTGTCGCCGTTGTGCCGTTATAATTTATCCATGCACGGCAGCCATAAGCAGTGGTGACGGACCCATAGCCACTGTTGAACTGAAGATTGCCGCTGGTGTCTAGGGTAGCGCCTGTCGTACCGCCGTACTGAAGCGTAAGCGCTGTTGCAGACGGGCTTGTGATGGTCGTAGCTGTGACTGTGCCGGAGAACGTAGGACTGGCCGTCAGCGCCATCGTTCCGGTCGATGCAGGCAGGGTGATCGTGTTCGTCCCTGCCACAGCAGTGGGCGTCAAAGTGATCGTCCCAGAAGTAGCTCCGTTGAGCTTTAAGTCACCCATTAGACGACGCTCCAAGTCGAACCGGACGGCACAGTGACGACAGCGCCACCAGCGATTGTCACAGGACCAAATGTGCCAGCATTCTGGCTAGTTGGAATGGTGTAATTGCTGTTAACCGTCTGACCGTTCAAATAAAAGATCTGATCCGTTCCCCCACCAGTTGCGCCGCCACCAATGCTGCCCCAAGCAGTGCCGTTATAGCCCTCAAAGGAGGTAGTGCTGGAGTTGAAGCGCAGCATACCCGCAGCGCCAGTGGGTTGCTGACCCGTTGTGCCGACAGGAATAAGGATGGCGTCAGTCGCAGACATAGCCAGCGTGACGGACGGAGAGGTCGTTCCGACACCGAGGCGGTTGTTGGTGTCGTCCCAGAAGAAGTTGGCATTGTCCTGCGTATAAACGCCAGACGCGCCCGCAAAGACCACAGACCCGGCTGTGAAGGTCGTAGCCGTCCCGGTGCCGCCATAACCGACGCCAAGCGTCCCAGCCAAGGAAACAGCCCCTGTGGTGGCAGTTGCTGGCGTAAGGCCAGTGGAACCGCCAGAGAAGCTTGTCACGCCAGTATTGGCGATGGTGATTGAGCCAGCCCCGTTGGTGACGCTGACGCCCGTTCCTGCCGTCAGAGTGGCTGATGTGTAGCCGGTGGCGTTGCCGATGAGCAGCGCACCATTGGCTGGGGTTGTTGTAATTCCCGTGCCGCCATTGGCGATCGCAAGAGTCCCGGCCACAGTGACAGCGCCAGTTGTCGCCGTTGCAGGCGTCAAGCCGGTCGAGCCGAAGCTAATAGATGAGACAAGAGTGGTAGAAACAGTCGCCCAAGACGGAGCTGCCCCGGTATTACCAACAAGCACCTGGCCCGTTGCGCCAGCCGCTGTGAAGTCCATGGCAGTCGTAGAAGCACCATAAATGACGCCATACTGCGTCAGTGGAGCGGTCTGTCCCGTGCCGCCATTGGCGACAGGCAAAGTGCCAGAAACATGCGTTGCAAGGCCAATCTTGCCCCATGAAGGAGCTGCCCCAACGCCGCCAGAGATCAGCGCGTTGCCGGTGGCGACATCTGCAAGGGTCGAGAGTGTCGTCCCACCAGAGGCATAAATCAAATCGCCAATGGTGTAGGAGGCAATGCCAGTGCCGCCGCGAGCCACCCCCAGCGTTCCTGAAGTAACCGCAGAAGCGGGAATCGCGATGTTAACGTCAGAAGCGGCTGTGAGCTGCCCCTGCGCGTTGACAGTGAAGGTGCCGACAGCCGATGCAGAGCCATAGGAGTTGGCCGTGACCGCCGTATTGGCGATGCTGAAGGTCGTCCCAACCAGAGACAACCCGGTGCCTGCTGTATAAGTTATCTGCGCACCAAACTGAGTAAAGGTGATGCCAGTCGTCCCAATGACTATAGGAAGCGGTGTTTGTTGCACCCAAGAAGTGTTCGAAAGGGTTGCGCCGGAAAGGACCAGCAAAAAGTCACCAGCGTCAATCTGGTTTGGGCCGGTGCCAGCAGTGTCAAAATCTGCCGCACGAGTAAGGACAAAAACCGCCCCCGCTGCGCCAGTTGCCGTGACATCATAAATGCCATTGTAAGCAGCCGCCGCCGACGTTTCGTTCTTGATTAGGACTCGCAGGCCAATGTCTGCCGGACTGACAAAAGTGTGGCCATCAAGAACCAACGCGCCGTTAGCGTTTGCGGTGATCGTTGCGCCAACGCCTGAAGCACCGTTGTTGTAGGTATAGGCAGGAAGAGCAGCCGTTGATCCATAATTGCAAGCTTCATGGAAATTTAGGCCCTGCGCAACGCTGTCAACATAGTCCTTATTGGTAATATCAGTGCCATTGGACGGGGCGGTGCTGATCGTTCCTGTCGTCAAAGTGACAGCATTGATCGTCGTATTGGCAACAGAAGTGATCTGCCCCTGCGCATTCACCGTGATGGACGGGACTGCCGAAGACGAACCATAGGAGCCAGCAGAAGCGCCAGTATTGGCGATGCTAATAGTTCCAGTTGTGGTGATTGGACCGCCAGTCAACCCTGTGCCGGTTGCGATGTTGGTGACAGTTCCGGTGCCGAGACTGGTAAACCAAGTTGGATTAGCGCCAGCTCCTTGCGTCTGAAGGATCTGTCCCGCAGTTCCGGGCGACAAGTTTTGCCATGAAGATGCGCCGCGAAACAGCATTGACCCCTGAGATGAACCGCCAATAGCGGCGTCAATCAGAGTGCTAAGGTCAGACCAAGACGGTGCAGAAGTTGTACCATTAGACCGAAGAATGGTCGCATTTGCGCCCGCCGTCAGCGCCTGCCAGTTGGAAGCGCCACGATAGAGCATCGAGCCTGTTGTCGTCCCGAACGTATCAAGAATGGCGCTGGGGGTGACATCAGACGGACTCGCAGACCCGCCAGTCAAGTTTGCTTTGACCGTTCCGGCGGCCATATTGGCAAGATAAGCATTCGTAATATTGCCAGTCGGCAGCGCAATGTTGACAGCCGTTCCAACGGTATTTGCAGTTAGTGGAGAGCTAGCGGTGACGCTATAAATTCCGGTCGCAGGGTAGTAAGCGGCAGCTACATAGGTGCCGATTTGATTAACCGTCAAACGGGTAGACGTTCCGGACTGAACAGCCTCAAGCTGTTCACTACCATTGAGCGCTGTAGCCGCCGGTAAATTGGGTATTTGTTTGACGCTCATGTCAACGGCCCTGTCTCTGGAACGGTCGTGTTGTCATACGGCAAGCCGGGGTCATTATTACCGGGAGCATTAGGATCGGTGCCGGGTTGAGTGTTAAGACCACCCGGCGGTTCGCCGGTTTGCTGCGTGACTCGGACGTCGTCGTTCTGGGTAATGCGGGTGTCACCACCAATAATTGGAATGCTTGTCCTTGGATCAACGGTATTCTGGCCAGACGTAGTACGGGTATCCTGCGAAGCAGTAACAAAATCTTGAATGCGAGGGTTCTGAATCGGCGTAGGATCCGCCGGAATCACAATCGAGCGAAGCTGAGCTTGAGGCTCATCATAACAAGGAGTGCAAACCAGTAGTTTAAGGTTCTGCAAGGTAGCCCCACGCCAATCATACTGCCAACGTAGATTAACATGATTGTACCTGAAGCCGCAACGGTCGCATATAGCGTGGGCCTGCGGGTTTCTAGCGCTTGTTCTAGCCCTACCGGATTGAGAGGCGTATGCCATCAGCGCCCCTTATCGGAAGTAACCAGAGATCATGGGCGAAATGTACTGCTGAGCGTATTCGGTGTTCTGGTCAGCGGCGATTTGGTATGACTCGTCCGCCATTGGCTTCAGAGACACCATCATTTGCGGAGCCCAGACCTGAGCCAGACGAGTAGCCAGACCATACGCAAAAGCTTCCATCCAAAGATACGGAATCTCTACCTGCTGGCCGTTTTGCAGGTTTGCATCCTGCAGTTGGCGGACGCGATAATATTTCAGATACTGAGCACTGCTACCATCAGGTACTGGCCAAAGCGTTATCGTCGGGGATAGCAGCCTGTCGAACCAATAAGTCGTGGTGAACCCTTGACTTTCTTTGTTAGGATACGAAGCGTACTCCGTACGACTAACCGGCATAATAATGCGATCAATTGGCTGCCCGCTGTTTGTAATTTCCATATAAGCGTCAAGAATCATGACGGTATTAGCATCAACGTTGTACGTCTTCTGACCTTCAACCAGAGCGGTGGTGATGAGATCAACCGCCCAAAGATTCACGCCTTGGTTCGACCAACGAGCCAACATTAGGTTCGTAGCCATACGAGCGGCGGTCATATGCTCCTGAAGCACAGCCGTGTTCCTAACCCCAATGAGATTGTACGCGTAAAGCGTCAATTCACCGAGAGAAGGATTAAACGTGTATGTGCCGCTCGTAGCCATTAGACAGGCCCAGCTTGAACGATGTTGGCCGTTATCGTACCCGCATTGGCAGACGCATTGATGCTGATGGCACGGCAGGGAATCGTCAAAGCCCCGGCAACAGCAGCCGAACCAGAGGTAAATCCGGGAGCGACGAACCAATTTGCAGAAGCAGCCGAATAACCAACAGCATTGGGATCGTCTAACGAATATTCTACCGTGAATGTCGCGGTCGAACTTAGCGTGACGGCAATGCCGATGTTGAAGGGGGTCTGGAAATCGTCAACAACACAAATGGCGCTGCGACCTGTTCCAGTTTTGGTGAGTGCCTTATATTGCATTTCAGCAGTCCCACTTTCTGAGTGACTTGTTGATCCGACTATCCGGATCTGCGGCTTTAGCCGAACCAGTAAGCTTTCGCTTCATCCCGGTCATTCTAGCACAGAAGCTATCCTTTCGGGAACCTCCCTCAGGCTGTGGCCTTTTAATGTCTTGGCCTTGCGCTCTTAATGACGCACGACCTTTTTCGTTAAGCCCACCAGATGGAGACTTGCCTTCCTTGCGAGTCCAAGCAGCAGTCATCATACTCTCCATGCAGTTGCGGGGGCGCATAGGCCCCCGCATGTTCCACTAAGCAGGGAGGATTGCTCAGTAGTGTGAACCCTTGCCACGGGGAGTGCCCGGTCCGGAAGCGCTGGAGAACACACCACCACCCGTCTTGCGGGGCATGCGACCGGCATGGGCCTTCGACATCATGCCGTCGACCTTGCCAGCAGTCTTGCCGCCATGCTTGAAACCGCCAGTAGACTTCTCCATCTCGCCAGCGACTTTGCTCGTGCCACCGGAGTAAGCGTTGAGCTTCATTTTACCCGTCTTGGGAGCTTTACCCTTCATGACGATCTCCTATTGATTAAGCGTTTTCAGCTTGAATATAACGCACGACGATGTCACCAACGCCATCGCCAGTGTTGGCGGACAGAGCGTAAATAACAATGTCGGTTGCACCAGTGTTGGTCCAGAGCGCCGTGCGAGTAGCGTTGGTGCCGGGACCAGCCGAAGCCT